GATCCAAGTATCTTTTGTGGCGTATGTTCTTGCAAAAGACATTATGCTCCTCTCCCCACTATGTCAAAATTAGGATATTTTAATTCCCAACATACATCTTGTGGAAAACTTAAAATACCATTTTGAGTATTAGCTTTAATATCAAATTGATAATTGGCATAATTCCTACTATCAACTATTCCATAAATGTTCGTAAATTTAAAATTAACAACTGATGCAACTTTATCAAGAGCTTGTAGTCTACTAGAAAAATCCGACATTATTAATGATGCATTAAAGTTAGAATTTTCAACAACAAATAATCCTTGTAGTAAAATAAAACAATCAACTAATGCATCGTTAAGATTAGCGTTTGGATCGGGAACAATAGTAAAATCTATTCCTATGTTACAAACCTTACCGTCACTTATTCTTACAGTGTCAGAAAATGATCGGAATCTATTTATGTATGTCTCAACATTGTTCTTTAATGTTCCTGTTGGGGTTTGCAAAAATCCTTGTGCATTTCTGGCTATACCTATTAGTTCTACACCTAATGCATTGTTTGGGTCTTTTCTTGCATAACTTCTATACATTGATCCAAATTCTGGTGGCATAGAAAGAACTCTTACTTGATAGTCTTGTAGTGTGACAGCCCTGTTTTGCGCATTAAAGAATGCTGCCGCATTTTGTTTAATCTCTGTTCTTGTTTCTTCGTCAGCTCCTCCAGACGCTTGTTCAACATTTGTGACAGATAATGAGTTGATTGCATTTTGAACGACTTCATTATTGTTCGTTGCAAAATCTTGATTTGCAAATTGTATGACCCTTGACACAAACCTGTTTAAAGTTCTTGGGCCGACATTAGTATCATTGCCTCCACCATATCTATACTTTATATCTAAAGTTACATTTCTTGGTGCATAGCCAAGACCTTTGGTTTTCAGAAAGTTTGAAGAATCTATTATTGCTGGTGAAAAACCAGAAGGTGATCCTCTAAGAGTTGGTGGCAATACATAATCTTCGGGATTTGGTATAAGTTCGGAATCTTCTAAATCACTTGTTCCGCCACCAAAAATTATTGATGTCTCCCCATCTGCAGAAACCTCGGTTGTAAATCTATAAGGTATCTTTTTGTATTGTAAAATGTAAGCTGAATCAGATGAAGAAGATGTATTGTTTTTGTATCCTGTAAAAATACTACCTTGAGCTAAATTATCAACTTGAAAATATTCTTTACCATCAGATGAAGTTACTGAAACAATCTCTGTTATCTCTTTGTCTGGTAGTGTTGTTTTTAGAAAAGGTATAGTTTGGTCGCCAGCTGTGTAAGTAAATGTTCTTACTGATCCAGCCATAGCTGAAACACTTGTTATAGAATACTGAGTTGTGTTTGCTGATAGCTTTGTTGTCACTCTATCTTTTGGGCTAGAAAAGTCTGCATCAGAAAGTGTTTCAAATTGAATAGCTGGCTCAAAGTTGGTAACTACTTTTGATCCCTTTTTAATAGTATACAAAGAATCAGCACTAGTGGAATCTTCAAATACTGCACTAACAGATAGATTAACTACTGCAGGCCTTGAAAATTTTGGTTTGTATCCCAAGTTTTGAGCCAAAGAAAAAATGTTTTTTGGTTCTATTGCTCTATCTATAAAACCTTCGTTCACTTGCCTATCAATGTAAAAAGACATTGCATCACCTAAGTAAGCTAACAACTCTATGATAGCCATACCACCAGAGGCCTCATTAAAATCTTGATAGTCGTTTGGATAATATCTTTTTAAGTAGTCTATTAAATCTTTTTTAATAGAGTCAAAATCTTTAGACAAATAACTAACATTCATCTTTTGTTTTGAAACTGGTTTTGTTGATTGATAATCTGGCATCTTTTATCTCGGTGTTCCATTTATAGTTAATTGTATACTATCTCTAAGTGCATCAGAGTTATTTATTTTGTAGCTCATACTAACCAAAACTTGTGTTGGACTCAAAGCAATACCCCTAGGTTTATCCACCTCTGTAAATACCTGCAAACTCTCTAAACTAACATAAGGCATCCAATTAGCTAATGCATCTTTTATTTCATTTTTTATCTTAAATTCTAATTCTTCTCTCTTTACTGGCTCAAATAGTTGTCCAGCTAAAATAGGAATATTAGTTCCAATAGAGGAGTTAACAACTCTTTCGCCCTTTTTTGTTAGTAGTAGAATTTTTATGTCCTCTCTTACTGCGTCAACGGTTGTTTGATTCATCTCAAAAAACCCTTTACGATAAGAACGCAACGGAAATTTTAAATTAATACCCATCTATAATCTCTAATTAATATAATTTCTTTTACTTAAGTGTTCTTCTAACTTATCAATTAAGTCAATAAATTTGCTTTTTGCGTCTGTAAAACTATCTTCTAAATCATTTAAATTGTTTAAAATTAAAGTAGTTTTATCATCTGTTTCTATAGTTGTTGTTATTCTTGGGTTTGATTGACCGCCAATAGTAATAGCCTCAAAGTCAATCTTTTTTCTTTTTGTTACTGTCCTATATCCTTTGTTCACTACTTTGGGTGCTTGTGGAACAGTTATAAATTTTGATGGTATAGTTATTGTAGAGCCTGGTGTCCCCTTTGCTACCAATTTTTTAATCTCTACTTCTTTACCGTTTGAGCGATTTATTTCTTTAACTGTTTCATAAACATCGCCGCTGCCGGGCACTCTTACTCTAGACGCTGGGACGAAAACCCTTTTTGAAGGCTGAGGCACAAGTTTTACGCCTTTATTAACAAGTGTCTTAAATTCTATTTCTTTTTCTGGCAGGTCTATGTTAATTTCTGGCAATGTGTGTGTATGATCTAAATAAGAATTAAATAATAGTTCAACTGTATTTGATAAGGCACTAACAGAGTCCACAAGAGACATTATCAACTCATCTTGTTCTGTTAATGAGTCATTTAATTTTTCCCCTAATACTTGTTTGTGCATCAGTTCTTCAGAATCTTCTGATGTTGATACACTATAAAACTCATCGGCAAAACTAGCAATTATGTTTTTCCTAACTTCTTCTGGAAAATCCCCTGCAGGCCTTGGACCTGTTGGAGTGTCTATTAATGCACCATCTGGCAACACTTCAAAATCATTATCTAAATAAGATCTTTTTAAAACCCTCTTTCCTAAGTTTGATGCTTTCGATTCGGCTAAATGAATGGTTTTTGTTTTTGTAACACCGACAGCAGGAAATCCTGTTGTTCTGTAATGTCTATCGTGCAAAATGCCCATTTCCAAAACGCCAGGTTTATTAAATGCACCATAAGAAGGATTGTAGCTGTGTCTTAAAAAACTTCCATTACGACCCTGCATTATAACATCACCAAGCTTAGCAGGTAATTGATACACTTTTCTTGTGTCGTTGGCTTGTGGTTGTCTTGATGTTTCATTTAGGTTCTTTACATCAAATGGCATTCCGTATTTTTCTTGTGGGGAAAGATTTCCTAAGTGTTCTTTAGCCAGCTTTAAGCTAACAAAATCACTATCGTTCACCCTGCCTATCCAATAACCCTTTGAATCGTTGCTAGTTCCTTCTCTAAGGATTGTAACCAACTCACCCACCTCTGGAACACACACAATGTTATTGGGGAATAGAGGGGTAAACCAGCTCGGTATATCAAGTTGTGGGTTTTCACTGAAACTATCATTTTTCCCAAGAACTCTTGCATTGATACTGAATTGAGGTATAGAGGCACTATAGTCAGTATTAAAACTAACACCCGTTTTCACGGCAATTACTATAGCTAAATCCATAACAAAATGATTCTGAACTTTCCAACCCCTTGAGATTGCAATAACATCCTCTTGGAAAGTTCTTGAACTTAACATTTTATCAAGATTTGTCGGATTTAGATTCATTTACCTTCTCTTGTAGTTCGTTTATTTTAAACCCTCTTTTCAAGAGTTCCTCTTCTAATGTTATTATTTTTTCTCTTGTTTTCTCGGCATTTGTTACAACAGCCTCAAAAACTGATAGTTGATCACTGTAAATTTGTAATAGATCTACATAACTTTTTGCAAGTGATTCATCTTTTTCTTCATCATACATTAGTTAATAAAATCGTCTTTTATGGTCGCGTAAGCAATTTTTATTTTCTTAATTGATTTAGTTATCTTTCTACTCGGTAAATCAGTAGCCTCTTTTACATAAACATATAATTGCTTCTTATTATAAATAGTAAATTTATTATAGTTTTTTAATATGTCGTTTATAATTTCTAAAACGGCTAAATCTTCTTTGTTCAAAGAATCACTTACCATTAGTGAATCAAAGTTTTTAGTTAGCTCTTTTATAAAATTATAATCTTCTTCACCTTTTTCAACATCATAGTAGTGTTCTATACTTTTATCAAAAATAATAGAATCAGAATTTTCATTATCTATCACTGTTTGACGTTTAGCCGCATTAGATTGTTGTATCATCCAATTTTTAACTATCGTTCCAAAATAAGAAAACGACTTTGCTCCAGAATTAGGATCAAATTTACTTAATTTTTCATAAAGATGAGCCATGGCTTCATGTTTTGTTTGATCGTAATCAAATAAAATTGTATTAAAATTATAAGTATAGTAAATGTTTTCTACTAGTTTTGAAAAAGCTGGAAAAATAATGTTGTTGTAGATTTTGTGTTTTAATTTAGTATCTTCACTTAAATTAAACTCCACAATAGCTTCTTCTTGTTCTGGTCCCCAATACTTCATAAATAACCTTTCATTATAGATAGAAATACATTTTAATTTTAATAGAAAAAAATTTTATTTTACACTAACCCGACCCCCACGTGAAGTTAGTTCTGTTTGCTGCATCTGATAATCGCTTCTCGGTTTTATTAAATAATGTATCGTAGTTTGAAAAACCCTCTGTCGCAGCCTCGGATGCCAGTTCTTGTAATGTAGTAAACTTTCTTTGAGCAAAAGGATTTGTTTTACTATTATTATTCTTATAATTAACCAACTTACATTCTAATGTTGTACTAAAATTAGAAGGAGTAAGGCTTTCTGACACAGAGGTTATCATATAAACACCCTCTATACCTCTCATTAAGCCTTTTATATAAACGACATTAAACATTGTTAGACCTACAACACCATGAACTGTCAAAGTTATGCTTCTTAAGAAGCTGCTTAAAATACCACCAAAAAAGCTTGGATCTTTACCACCTTTAGAGTTGTTAGATAAAAATTCCTCATTTTGTGCAGCAATAACATTGTTATTAAAAGAAACACTGGAAGCTCTTAACTCATCAATTAGTCTTGTTATAACTTGACTAGCTTGAGGTGAGTCTTCTGTTAAAAAATCTCTTAAGTTATTTTGTGATACTGATTGAATGTCTCCTTTATCACTAAGTGTAACTATTTTTAATGATTCTAATTCTTTTTTAGAACTGATAAAATTGTTTTGAAGGGCATCTGTAATGTCTCCTAAAAAACCATAATTGTTATCCAAATTTTTTCTCACAACACTAGACACATCTACACTTTGGCCGCCGACAATAGAAGGTAATCTAAAGGCCGCAAAAGCTATAGGATCTACTTTTGAATTCAAAGAAAAATTTTCTACTAATGACCTTTCTGTCCCAAACTCACATACTACCGCTTTTTGAGAAAACTGAGATGCAAACTCTTCAATTTGCGCGCTGCCGCCGTTTTCAGCAACGTTAATTTCTAAACTTTCAAAAATCTCTTTAGAAATTCCGTCAACTTTTATACTTGCACTGTAAACCTCTATAGTGTCACTATTTTTATAAGTTCTTGTCGCTAGCTTTATAGTGGGATTTGTTGTGTTGGCTATTTCAATAACCTTTTTTATCAAATTGTGTAAAGGTGCATCTGGTTCTTGGGTTAAAATTTGCTTAATGCCATTTATGTCAACAGGCATTTCAAAAGTATTAGAAACAGTTAGTGTTGTAAAAAAATCAACCAAGTTTGGTTGTAATGTTTCTAAATTATCTTTTGAATTTTCTAAAAAATCTTTTTGAGATTTTTTTCCCTCTAATTCTTCTTTTAATAAATCAATGTCTTCATCAGTTAAGGCCTCATTGTTTTCATCTTTTTTTGTTTCTATTTTTACTTCTATTTCTTCAATATCTTTTTTAATAGACTCTAAAGAAGAATTTATTTGATTGGCTTGTTGTTCTACTGAACTCTTAGAGACACTAGGTAGTGGTATGAAATAGTTAGATTCTAAATCACGATAAAAGAACTTTACTCTTTTATTAGTAGATTTGCTTATAGCTTGTAAAACTGATCCAAGAAAAAAATAAACAGGTTGAGCTTGAATAGAAACCCCAGCCTCATTGCCATTTATTCTTAATTTAGATTTTTCAACAAGGACACTTTCTGGTTGGCCGTCGTCGTCTTCTTCAGAGTTAGGGTCGTATAGGTTAAACATCATAACACTGACACAACTTGATGACTTCCAAATCTCTTTAGTTTCCGCATCGAACTTATCACTTATTTTATTATTATCATCGTAAAATAAAGCTTTATTAGGGTTTCCATCTACCTTAAAATCATCTTGTATTTCTTTTTGTAGTTGCTTTCCATAAGATGGCATAGTGTTTATAAGATTTTTGGCTTCTATGTTTGCACTATCATTTGGCAGTTCCCAAGGCGTCCCATTGTCAAAATTTGAATAACCACTAGCTTCTTTAAGATCTTTTTCTATATATCTTGTTCTAAATTTTATATATTGATTTGTATAATAAGTCCCTTCGTTTCTATTGTTGTGTTCATTTAACTTAGAATAAAAATTATTTTTATCATTTTGTAAATTAGTTGGGCCTTTTGGATCTTTTGTAATAAAATCTTTTAAATCAGATTCATACCTACTGCTGTAACGTTTATAACCGTTCCAACTATTGTCTATGCTGGGATCATCTTCTGTGTCTGCAGGCCAGTCGGGTGGAATTTCACCTATTATTTGTTGGCGAATGTTAAAAATTTTCTGTCTATCTTGCTTTCTTTTATTGAAATCTGCAAGCTGTTGTCTTTCTTGTGGAGATAAGGCCTGAGATGATCTAGAAGATAATCTTCTAATACGATCAGAGAGAGGTATTTCGGCATAGGAATCATTTAATAATTTTCTTATCAAATCCAGAGCCGAGTCATTAAATGACTGATTGGCCTCAAGATTTCCAAGAGAATTATTAAGTCCATTTAAGAAGGGACTACCTAGTCCTTTAAAGGAGTTACCAATTTGTCCGTCATAACTTGTTAATAATTTTAAAACAGTGGTTGAGACAGCATCAGTTCTTGTTCCTACCAAAAAATTACCATGCTCTGGTAGAAAGCTCAACTTGCCAGTTAAGTGTCCAACATTATCAAAAGAGAAATCAAACCTATACAAACTAACCAATGAGGATTCGTAAAATCCGCCTCCTTTTTTATCTACTAAAATTTTAGTTTTAGTAGATGTTCCTCTATCTATACGAGGTGGAGGTGTTACATCATATCCTTCTGGATTCCAACCATAAATTAAGAGAAATGTAGAGTTAAGTGTCATTATTCTACTATACTCATACAATTCATTAACTATTTCTGGATTGGGTATAGTTATTTGTAAATCATACTTTACATTAAGTGAGGCCGATGCGCCTCTGGCAACTTGTAGGTCGTTTACGCCAGCTGCACCTCTATAAGAAGATCCATAAATAGAATCTGGCTCAAGTTGTGATTTATTAGTGCTGCAAATTGGAACTATTTTTACGGTGCTAGTTTTTCCATTGTTAACCAAATCAACTTCAATCATTCTGTCAGAAATTTGGGAGAACTGTGTGTTTTCTGCACTAAAAATAATGTCATCACTTTTAAAAACGGCGTAGAGTTCCACAAAAGGAGTTAATCCAGAAAGTTTTAAAGAAGAAGAATTTAATTTTTGATTCCATCCACTAAGAACATCTTTATATTTTTCTTCATCTAAAAGAAATTTACTTGCAACATCGCCCATTATAAAAGTCCTTTAACCAATTTTTGTTTGTATTAAGTTTACAAAATTATCTATTGAAGCAGGTATTCTCAACTTTGTTCCTGCCTTTATTATTTTACCAAAAGGAAATGTTAAATCGTTTAGTAAACAAATAACCCACCAATACCTACCATCGCCCAAGAAGTCTTCAGCAATTTTATCTATTCTTTGTCCTTCTTGAATTTCAATAATTACATCATTGGCTCTTGACAATTCCTCAGAAGTAAAGGGTGGAAATGTTTCTAACCTTCTTAGTCCTGTTTTTGCATCTAATACAGTAGAAAAATCTTTGTATCTTGAAATAGCCATTGTCTATCCTTATCTTGCCTCATCAGCCGAAACTGCATCGAATACATCAAAGGCCTCGTTATAAATTTGATTGATATACATTTCTTGTCTATTGTTTCTTTCTACAACAACTCCGGGGTCGCCATTGTTTGATGGTGCGTTAATTATTAATGGTGCATCACCGCTGTCAAAAGGTGCAAGATTAGTAAGTCCTCTTTCACTAAACATTCCAGTTGGGTGTATAATCGGGCCAGGATAAAAAGCAGTATTCCTATCTGGCAATCTTTCATGAACTACATTAAAAGACATTTGAACAGTGCAAGCCATAGGAACTCTTAATCCTTGTGTTATCTCCCACTTACCGCCTGGACCTAGATAGTTCCAATCAAAAGATAGTGATCTTATAAAACCATTAAGGCCTGCAAACATATCTCCGATGGTCATCCTTATAATAGGCCCACCCTTCATTCTTCCATTTTCATCATAACTAGCATAGGTTTGTTGTGCTAACCAATTTACCCTCTCATAAACATTCTGTAATCTTCTAATCTCTGAAGCAAAAATTACAAAACTTAGTTCTATTGATCTATCGGTCATTGTATAACTATGAATTTGTTCTGTTCTACCAAAAAAATGTTTAGAAGACCAAGTTGGGTTATAAGATTCATTAATGCTTTGTAATGTGGCTTGAAAATAAGCATATTGCTTATACTCTTGTCCACCAGATCCACCAATTATTCTTCTTGATCCTTTTTTGTTTATTGTCTCAAACATAAAGGGGAAGAATTGTTCATCTGCATAACCTAAAGTTTTTGCCATACTATTAGAATCATTATCTGTTGCGTTTCTAA